GGGATTCGCTCTTCTGCATCCGTGACAGCGGCTATGCTTTTACCGCTCTCGACACCGGCAAGGCAGCTTTCCGGCTGGCCGAGAAAGCCCGCGACACGGCCAACCGTGCACTCGCCGGGCCTGATACCGTGGCGACTCGTGCATGGGGGAACACAATTTGGCTTGCGCTGGCAGGCAAAGCCGCCGACGCTTCCGGCGCGGACTCTGCCGACATCGGCGTAGTCTCGCGCTCCTGCACCGGCAACGCGGCAACGGCCGACAGCAGCAAGGGCGGGGCTACCCGCGCAACGCTGGCAGCGAGTGCGAGCCTGCTGCAAGGCAAAGACACCACGGCGATGTTCAACGCCAAGACGTTGCAGGGGAAGGATACGCTTGGCCTGTGGAAGCACGCGGGCAAGGACTCTAGCGGTTGGGGGTATGTCGGCGCGGAAACGTGCGGGACGTTAAAAGTTACTAGTTCCTGGATTCTCGGTGGAAGTGATAATACCCAATCGTATATCAGGTCTTCCCATTCCGAAGGGACTGCCCTGGGGAACCAGTTTGGATTCATGCCATACAACGCGACAATAGGATTCGGCCCTTCAACGACGTGGGCGGCGACCATCAAGGGGATTAAGAACGCCGGGGATTTCTTCTACGGCTACCTCGCCGTGACCGGGCACAGCGGAGCATCGTCGGGAACCGAAGTGGGGGCACTAGCTCTTACCCCTGTATACACCGGCAGCGGTACACAGGGAGGCACTGACCTCCTTATCAATCGCACGGAGACGAGCGTTGGGTCTGGGCCACAAAAGCTAATTAGTGCCGGGTCGGGTGGTGGGTCTTACGCTGAAAAGTTCAACGTCGGCAATACAGGCAAGGGCTATTACGCAGATGCGGTTGCCGTCTGCTCCACCGCTGCCCGTGGCACGGAGAAGCTGTTTGTCAAGGGGAACGAGCTAATCAGCGGGCATCTGACGGTAGACAGCACGACCAAGACCGGCAGCTTCCTTGTGGGCGATACCGTGATGATTCGCACGGCGGGCGCGGCGTTTGCGGCAATCAAGCGATTCCAGACCTACGCCGACTCCTGCGCGGGCGTGGATACGGTGAACCTGGCGGCCTTGAACGCCTCGGGCGCTCGGGCGCGAGTGATGACCTTGCGCGACTCCGTGTTCGTCAAGGACGGCGCGACAGTGGTCAAGATTCTGGGCGCGGCGGGGAAGTGGTGCGACGTGGAATACCTCGGCGCACCGTGTAGCCGCTGGCAAGTGTTCGGGTCAAACTGATGCGCTGCCTACTCCTCTGCCTCCTCCCCGCCCTGCTGCTGGCCGGGACGTTCACGCCGGGCGAGCAGGTTACTAGGGGTTTTGCCGCCGTTGCGTGGAGCGGTGCTGCGGCGACTTGCGTGACTGGCGTTCTGTGTCAAGGCCGCGCCGACTGGCCGGTGCAACTGTCGGCAAGCGTGGCCGTGGGCGGCATCTTCGGCACGCTGGCAAGCGGTGAGTGGATGCTGAAGGACGCGCCGTTGCACTTCGCCGCCAGCGGTGCAATCTACGCGGCGGGCTACGTCGGGGCGCGGCAGTTTCTCAGACCGCTACCCGCTGGCCTAGCCGCAGGCGCGTTCACGCTCGGCCTCGGTGCGCTGAAGGAATGGCGCGACTCGCGGCAGCCGCGCAATCGGTGGGACTGGCAAGATGTGAAATGGAACTGCGTCGGCGTGGCGACCTCGGCGCTCGTCACGGCGGGGATTGACGCGCTGATGCACAGGAATAGATGATGCTGCTGCTCATCCTCGCCCTCGCCGCGCCGCTGCGAGTCGGCGTCTATGGTGATGCTGCGCGTGGGCAGGAGCGGGGAGTGATACCGGCGGATAAGATTTGTAACTGTGAAAACGTAACCAGGAGGATAGCATGTTTGATGTACCGATGTTCGATACTGTGGTGTATGACGGTACGCTATCATGGTGGCGTAAAGTTCTGCGTTTGAGTGTAACGCTTGGAACGCTGCTACAACGAGAGGTTGTGCTATGGACAACGAAGTAATTGAGTTGTCGGTGACGTTTGGTGTTGTGTTAGAGCGCGAAGTAGAGTTCAACCTTGAACTGGTGGAGGGAATGTGAACTACTTTGATGTTGACATCGGTACTGAAATAAAGATTAAGGTTGACCGTAACCCTTATAGCGCCTCTGTACTGGAGTTTCGGGTGCTGAAGCCGTCTGGGGTTGTCGCGGTGTGGTTGCCTACGGTCGTTGATACGACGCGTGTTCACTACTTTACTGTAGCCGGTGATTTAGAGGCGGGAACTTACAAACTTCAGGTATACGCAGAAATCGGAGTTTGGAAAGGGTTATCGTCAACGGCTACGTTTGTAATTGGGGCACCCTTTAGTTGATGATGAAACAGGAGGTCTAATATGTCGCGTGGATTGTGGATGGGTCTTGCGATTGTGGCGCTGATTGTTGGTTGTGTTGTTGGGGCGGTAGTGTTCCCACGACACGTTACCGTTACGCAGCCTGGACAAATACAAACCCATACGGTGATTCAGCAGGATTCGCTACCCTATGCGGTGTTGAGTGATTCGATTGCAAAGTTGCTGAGAAAGCGAGGAATTCCGGTTCCGCCCGTACCCAGTGAGAACCAAGCACAGCTTATATACGGACTTTCATATATAGGAAAGTCACTATGTTTGTCTATTCTCGATACTGGTGAGACAAGGTTCCACAACGAAACATGGAGCGGGATGGAAGACAACTTTTACGTTGTTTGGCGGGATACCGGGGCGTACTGGGATGTGACGAGTTGGCCGAACTCAATGACGCCGGAGGTTGTTCCTGCTCCTGTCGTGAAAGCAGTGCGTTGGTGGAGACCGACCGTTTCAGCGGGTGTTGTGTGGTTCCCGGGCAACGAAGCTGTTGTGAGTGTGAGTCCGGGGATTCTGATTCTAGGGCATTTGAAAGTAGGAGTAGATGGAAGATTGACGGTAGGCCAGGCGCGGGCACAGAATTGGAGTGCTTTGGCGGTTGGTGTTTCGGCTTCGCTAACTTGGTAGAGTTTGGAATAACTGGGGTTGCGTCGTGCCTTGTTGTCTGCTGCGGCAGGCGATGGGGTCTCCTGACACGCGCGACCCCTTTTGAATTAACAAGGAGAACGTGTGGCTAAATCTACTGGAGCACAGAAGCGTGTGGCGGAGTATCTGCGGTTACATCCTCGGGCTAGTCGGCTAGAGGTTGCGAAGGCGTGTGATTGCAGTGTATCTACGGTTAAACATACACGTAAACTGTTACGAATGAATGGTGTTCCAACGTCCCGGCCTGCGTTTGTGGCTGCGGCTGAGAAGTCTGCTGAAGAGCCAGCGACGGAAGACCTGAAACCTGGTGAGCGAAGAGTTACAAAGCAGGAAGGTGACGATACGCAGTCACTGACGGTGCGCTCGTGCGACATCACTACCCTAGAGGCGGCGTTGGCGTTTGCTCAGGTAGATTTGACCGTGTGGCGTGTGAAAACTCATACTGTGAAGTTCTACGAGGTTACGATGCGAACTGGGGTCAAAACTACCGAGACGATTGAGCGTGATAGTGAGGGCGTCAAAACAGGTAGTACAGTGGTCGCGGAGCATACTCCGAACACGTACACTAACTGTGCGATTCACGTTGTGTTGGAGCGTCTGATTCCAAAGGTGATTGAGGACGCTACGGCACTAGTGGTAGAGTCCATGAAGCAGTACGCCCCGCAGTACCCGGCGATTGTGCGCGCCGTGTCGAAGTTCAAAGACAATGTGATGTTGGAGATTTCCCCGTTTGACCCGCACTTGGGGATGCTGGCTTGGGCACCAGAGACTGGCGCGGATTGGGACATTAAGATTGCGACTGAGGTTCTGCGAAATGCTGTGAGTGATATACTTCAGCGCGCAAGTTCGATGCCAGTGCAGCGGATTGTCATTCCTGTTGGGCAGGACTTTTATCACCTTAACTCGACCGAGTACGTTACACCCAAAGCGCATAACGTCCTTAGTGTAGATGGAAGGTTTCCTAAGATATACTTGTCCGGCTACGAGTGTATGAGGGGCATGATTGATGATTGCCTCGCGGTTGCACCAGTAGAATTGAAGTACGTTCCAGGGAACCATGACAAGGCGACATCGTTTACACTGTGCCATGCGTTGTCCGCCCACTATGATAAATGTAAGCATGTAACCATTGACCTGTCTCCCAAAGCGCGCAAGGTTATCGTTCACGGACGGGTACTTCTTGGCTTTACACACGGGGAGTCCGAGCGTGGACGGGACTTGCCGATGGTGTTTGCCAGTGAGTTCAGGGAGGAGTTTGGTAAATGTGATTGGTTTGAAATTCACGCTGGGCACTTACATAAAATGCGCGAATCTCGTGTGACAACGGGGGACGAACATGATGGTATGACGAGGGTGAGAATCCTGCCATCATTAGCATCTTTGGAAGCGTATGCGTATGAGGCGGGATGGTCAAGTCAGCAGTGTTGTGAGGCGTATCTGTGGTCGGCCCGGGACGCATATCTGGGGCACCTATCGGTCATGGCGCGACGTGATACGGATAAAGTATGAAGTTTTCGCCTGAGCATTGTGCTGCTCTTAGTGCGTCGAAGATGGGTGCCAAGAATCCTATGTTTGGTAAACCAGGAAGTCGGTTGGGGAAACATGCTTCTGCTGTTACGAGAGAGAGGATGTCATCGGCACAGATACGACGTTTTCAAGACCCGGAACAGAGGCAGATAGCGCGTGAGGGGGGTTTAGGTAAGACCCAGTCGCCAGAAACAATACAAAAGAGAGTGCAGAAGTGTAGCGGGCCAAAGCATTATAATTGGCGTGGTGGAACGTCACGCGCTCCGTACTCTTTGACCTGGACAGTAACTCTTCGGCGTAAAATTCGTGAGCGAGATAACTACACTTGTCAATTTTGCGGGAAGCGGTGGGTATTAGGAACACGAGCGTTTCCGGTTCATCATATCGATTATAATCGGAAGCGGTGTGTTCCAGAGAATCTGGTTACGATGTGTTTACCTTGTCATGTGCAGATGTCACCGTCCAAGGAATTCTGGACAGGGCTGTTTCAGTCCGCAATCAGTCTTGGTTATTTGCATGGAGGTTCCTAGTGCCGGTTTCCCTGAGCGGTAGCGCTCGTATTGAGCTGGCAGACGGGCGCTTGGTGCCGGTTAGCTCGTTGGTGTCGATGCCACTGCCGACACGGTTGCGCGGTGCGCACATCTTGTCGGTAAAGCGGTTGCCCTGTTCTCACGTCTTTGTAATTAGACTCCAGTACGGTGCGGTGCAGGTGCGTCTTGCCGGAACGACCGGGACGCGGGTTTCGCGCGTTGTTGCCGGTGCGCTGGAGTCGGTGCCGGTTTCGCGGGTGCGCGTGGGCGATATGCTGCTGGCAAAAGGTAGAACACGGGCGCGGGTGCTGTCGGTGTGCAAATCGCCAGCGAAGTATCGGTACTCCGTAAACGTTTTCCCGAAGGGAGCGGCTTTAGTGGTCGATGGGGTCTTATTTACCTGGTAGGTTTGTAATGTTGTCGTCATGCTTTTCGTCAAACATTCCGCTAACGAGAGCTTAACGCTAGAGAGCTGCGTTAAAACGGCCCGGGACAGCGTGGAAGCGCTGCTAGGCCGTTTGCCGGTTTCTAGGAGTGCGCCGTGGCGTTACAGCGAGCGGGTATGGCATCTGCGGGACGGCAGGCAACAAGTACGGCTCTTTGTTCGTCTGAATACTCATGCGCTTCCTAACAACAGAGACAATTGGCATGACTTTCCGAGGTCGCCATACCGCCGTGTAGTCGCTGACCTCTTTTACAAAGATGGTGCCTACAACATTTTGTATTCGGCGTACTGCGCTGATGGGACGTGCTGGCCGCTTAGTGATTATCAATTCAGAGAGGTGGTAATGAAGTGGAACTAAACAGTGCGCTACAGGCGCTGACCGATTTGAAACTGGAGCAGCAGATTCTGGCGCATTTCTTGTCTGTGTGCGGGGTGTCCGATTCGCTGGTTCGTGTTATGCAGATTTCTCCTAAGTGGTTTGGTGTGCCAGGCAATGCGTTGTTATTTCGTGCGCTTCGAGCACACTTGCGGCAGTATCCCGGTTGTTCTATTCACTCTTCTGCGATGAAGCGGAGAATTGACCGGAAGTGGGGTTTGGATAGTACAGACGGAGCAGAGGCTGTAGTAACGTATGCTGAAGTTAGAGCAATGCAAGATGTTCCAAAGTTGAGTGAGATTGGCCCGATGGTTGGTGAGTTGGAAGAGTTATACACGAAGCGGTTGATGGCGGAAACGCTACTTGATGAACTTGGCAACATTCAACACTCGTCGGCGGGGAAGGTAGCCAGTCACGTTCTAGGTGTGGCGGCAGCGACCGGTAAGAGTGCTGCACATACGATTACTGCGGATATGGCTGTGGTGCGGTGTGAGCGTTATATCAATAAGCTCGTGGCTAGTGGTAATCTGCCTGGTATATCTACCGGAATTCCGCAACTGGATGCGCAAATGTTGGGGCTGTTTCCTGGTAGGTTATACGCGGTAGCGGCTCGTACTGGTGGTGGTAAATCGAGGTTCATTTTGAATCTGGCATGGAATCAGGCTGTGAGGATGAGTATTCCGGTAATCTATTTTTCATTAGAGATGCCAGCGGATGATTTGGGAAGGTTGGTTGTTAGCCGGACACTTGCGATTGATTACATGAGGCTAATGCGAGGCATTATTTCTGACGATGAGCGCCGGGAACTAAAGAGCTTGCGGCGGAAGTGGCTCTCTGACCCGCCGCCACTCTGTGTCGTTGACTTGCCTCGCAATCCTACTATCCTAGAGTTGCATCGAGAGATGGATAACTACCGAGTTTTGCATGGTGGAGTTGACCCGCGCTGCGTTTACGTTGACTATGCAGGGAAGTTAAAGCCCGAATCCGGTAAACGTAATTTGCAGAAGTATGAGCAGCTTGATGATGTCTTTGATTCTCTGGCATCGTTTGCCCGAAAATGGCGAGTGCCGGTTGTAACCCCCCTGCAACTGAATCGGGATGCGGTAAAGGCTGATAAGATTGGTCTTGAGCATATCAGTTTGTCGGATATGCCTAGTCACCATTGCGACACGGTCTGGGCGCTCAGTCAGCGTGAGGCAGACGTTGAGCAGACGGCGGTGGATATGACGTTCCTGAAACAGCGTTACGGTTCCAAGAAACCGCTGGTGCTGTGGGCGAACTGGCCGATGTCGTATCTTGGTGAGGTTCCGGCCGTTCAGCAGCAGAAACTCAATGAACAGGCGCAAGCGGATGCGCAGAACGTGGCGCACGCTAAGGATTTGTAAGGTTGAAGTTTCAGCGGTTGGATGCGGCTCGGGTGCGGAAGGCTGTAGACATTGTGGCCCTGATAGGTCACGATGTTCAGCTTTCGCCTAGCGGTTCGACTGCGTTTACCGGTCTTTGTCCGTGGCATTCTGAGCAGAGTCCATCACTATCAGTTGATGGCGTCAAACAGGTATACTACTGCTTCGGTTGTTCAGCTTCCGGCGATAGCATTACCTACGTGATGCAGACCCGGCGGTTGAGCTTTGGTAAGGCACTATCATATCTTTGGCGGCACCAGAACCGTTACAAAGGAAGTTCACGGTTGCGGTACGTTTCGCGGTTCGGGCACGGGACGTATGCAGTAACGGTGCTGAACCGTGTGCTGTCGCGCGTTACAAAGCTTGTTCAATGCTGGTGGTGCTGGCCGATGCACCTTCAGGGATTCTCGGTGGATTCGTTCTTCGTGCAGATGATGGGGCCGCGTCAGGTAGCGGAAGCGACTGCGCAGGACTGGGCGGAGAGCCTGACAATGCGCGTCGTGGAAGGGGAACTGGACTACCCGGAATACTTGCTTGAAGAACAGGAGCTATCAAAGTTCCTGGTTGCCCACGACCTCGCGGTCTAGTTCGTTTCTTGTAAATAATTGTTGACAACCGGGTAGGGGTTCTTTATAATTGGTTGTGCTTAATCAAACTAAAGGAGTCCCAATGGTAGTACGTGTTGAGTTAATTGGCGGTGAGTACGTGAAGTCCACCTGCCAACTCCGTATTCGTAACGAAGATGGTTCTCAATGGCAATCTGGCGGAACCTTCAATATGAAGCGTGGGTCGGTGCGCCGGTTCGTAGAGCGTGAGCTTGGGCACGGTGTGATGTTGTCGCGTGGTTTTACGTCGGTGCTCTGGCAGGCTCGAACGCTTTGCGTTGATTTTGATGACCGCATAACCGACAAACTCCAATTCGCTCGGACAATCCCGGTCTAAGGAGTGTGCATGAGAGAATCCATCAGCCGTTGTCACGAGCCGGGTCGGAAACATCGGCGTGCCGTGCGGGTACAAATCAAGGCTGATGAATTGAAAGCCTTGAGGGATGAGCGGGACGGATACAAGGAACTGGCACGGCTATATGCGGGGTATTTGGAAGGTGAGCCGAGCGAGTATGCGCAGAGTCTGATACTGTCTTTGAAAGAGTCGTGAGCGAAACACCTGTTCTCGATTACATCAACGGCGTGTTCGTGTTCCGGTGTGTGTATGAGGATACGGTGATACCGCGCCGGGCGGGTTTCGTTCGACATGAACCACAACTGTTTCGCGGCACAGAGAATGTTTGTAAGGCGTGTGCAGCGGGTCTTGGTCGGTGCTGGTTCACGTTTGACAAGAAGGTTGCGGTAACGCTGTTCGGGTACGCGAGTACGGCGCTGATTCAGATGTCTACAACCGTGCCGCAGGATTCAAAAGTAATAGATGTTCCTGGTGGGTTGTCTCAGTTTCCGATGTTCTCTGAAACGTGGCGCAGGTCGCGGTTGGAGCATGACCGGAAGACCTTGAGCACGAAAGCAGGACGCCGGGCGGTGTTGCCGACTGCGATTATGAACTGCGCAACCGGCATCCCGTATCCCGATGATTGCAACGAGGTTTGTTTGAAATGAACAACGACCAGACCCGGCAGGAACGCGACAAGAGGTGGAACGAGCTGGCGCGTCTCTGTGCGCGGGCACGGTCACGCGATGCGGAGAACGCGGCGCTGACGGAACTGCTTGCTGTGATGAATGGGTTTCTCAAAGCGCGTGCTCGACAATACGTCCCGGGTGATGTTGACGCTACGGTGACTGACCTCAATTACAAAGTCTATGAGTGTTTGCGGAAGTGGCGGCGCACGAAGATTCGCAGCTTCGCCAAGTACGTGCGCGGTGCTATTACTCATCACATGTACGATATTCTAAAACGCAGACAAACGCAGGTCGGTAAAGCGATGCACCGGGCCGTGTCTATTGATGCGCTCGAAGTCGGGTCGCAAGAGTGCCTTGATTTGGCGGTGCCGCTTCCCGTTGACTATCACGATGCGCGGCTGGTTGCCCTGTCTGCACTTGAATCTCCGGTTGACCAATTGATAATCAAGCTGTTGAGTCAGGGTTATAGCGCGAGTGATATTGCTGAGCATACGTTCTTCGTGAAGCGTTCGACCGTGACCCGGCGAATCAAAAGAATGGCTGCGCAGGTGATGCGCAACAAACGCCGCTAGGTCTTCGTCTTTACAAGAGATGAGTTATAAACCGTGCAAGCTATCCCCGGTAGAGATTCAGACGTTGCCTATCGGTGCGACGTGCATCAACACCAAAGGCTCGATGGTCTTATTCGTATCCAGGCGTGTGAAGGCTACGGATGGGTCTTTGAAATCAGTGGTCGTGCGCGTGCTGCCGAAGTGGCGCGGCGGAGAGTCAACATTGCCGCCGACGTACTTGTGTTTCCCGTTTCGTTTAGCGGCGGTTCCTAAAGAAAAACAGGAGGAAGACAGTGATAAACCGAAATAAGCTGACTAAGAAGGTGTGGTTCGAGGATTCGTTGTGGGATGTGGAGCGGGTCATCTCACCGAATAAGCATCAGGATTATCTGTTGCTTGGGCAGGATAGCGAGAATACCGGATACGATGATGGGACGTTAGAGCGGATATTGATTCTGATTGATGCTCGTGATGTCGAGTTCTATCCGAACACATCGAAGATTAAGAGAATCATGCAGGAACGCGCGCAATTAGCAAAAGCTCGGAGTAAGGCGCTTTTGCATGATGACGGCTCACTCAGTCAGGAGTGGCTCGGAATGTTCCCCGAAGATTGAAAACCCAAAGTCAGGAGACAATATGAAGAAAGATAAGAAGGTCGTAAAGAAGGCGAAGCCGGTGCGCAAGGTTGTAAAGCCTATGCCGAAGCTCGCTCCGAAGTCCGTGAAGAAACCGCAGCCGGTTATGAAGAGTGCTCCGGTGCCGAAGCCGTCACTCAGTACACCGGCCCCGGTTGCGAGTGACGGGTTCCGCGAATACCAGCGTTCCGGTCGGTTGAGTGCGCGGGCGTTCATTCGTCGGCGTATCAAGGACAGTGTTGATTCGCTGGCCAAGGCGCTGCGCAAGGCCGGGTACTACCCGGGATTCGATGAAGAGAAGTTGCTGGCGCTCGTGACTCGGTATCACTACCACATTCAGTGGGAGCTGGTACACACGACGAAGTCCGGTGCGAAGCTGCCGGTGTCATCGACGGTCGTGAAAGCGGCGAAGGAACTGCAACAGGACATTGACAAGAACATCGGCCCTGGGCTGAAGGTTGTCGTTTCGTCAAAGCCGCTCGGTGTGCCGAAAGCACCGCCGGTTGAAGAGTCGCGCCCGCAGGAGAGCGCGGTAACTCCCAAGGTAGAGCTTTAGCCCGTACTACTGGGAGTGTAAGCACGGGGCTTCGGCCCCGTGTTTGTTTGTAATGGCGCAACAAATACCTATCGGTCTTCGTCTTGATAACCATGTCGTCCTGCTCTGAATGTACTGTGCGCGACGGATTCAACCGGCGCATTCATAATTCCGGCCCGGTGCCGTGCGCTACAATGCTCTGTGGTGAAGCGCCATCCAGCGACGAGACAAGATGCCGGGAACCGTTCGTTGGCCCCGCAGGGAGGCTCCTAGACGCCCTGCTGACCGATATAGGGGTATCCCGAGCCTCCGTGGCCGTCTCCAATGCCTGCCTTTGTCAGCCCATGAACAATCGAGCACCAACTAAGCCCGAAATTCGCTGTTGTAGTGTTCGGTTAGACCGAACGATTGCCGGTGTGCAGCCGAAAGTGATTGTTGCGTTAGGGGCATCAGCGGCGTATGCGTGTACGGGCATGAGCACCGGCATTGGAGCACTGCGTGGTCGTGCGTTGCCGTCGCGTTGGCATAAGGACTTTACACCAGCCAAGACGTTTACAAAGGTTGATGGTGGTATCCCGGTGTGGGTGACTTACCATCCGTCATACGCACTTCGCAACGGTGCGACTACCGAGAATCGCAACACGGTAGAATGTAAGATGATAAAGTCTGACCTGCAACGCGCACTGGGCGGTAAGCGAGTGCTGCCTTATCAATTCAAGATTGTGCAGAGGGCTGAGGATTTGGAAGAGCTTGAGTCGGGACTGAGAACAGCAAAGGTTGTCGCGTGGGATACTGAGACTTCAGGACTTGACTTTCAGAATGACAAGCTCCTGGGCTTGTCCTTTGCTTGGGAGACTGGTAAGGGATTCTATCTCCCGTGGCGATATTGGAAAGACGTTGACGATTACGCGAAGCATCGTTTCCCGCGCCCGTGGTGGGCAGAGGATAGACGGAATAGGATTCGTGCGATGCTTGCGGACGTGTTGACCCGTGATGGTGTAATTCGCGTGGGGCAGAACACCAGCTTTGACCAGCTCTTTGTACAGCAGACGTTTGGGATTCGGGCCAGGTCTGAGTTTGATACCATGTTAGCGCACCATCTCATAAACGAGAACGCGCACCATGACCTCGATACGATGGTGTTCGAGTACACTGAGTTGGGCGGGTACTTCGATGATATGGCGGCGTGGTGTGCAGAGAATCGTAGTGCGCTGATGAAGAGTATCATCAGGCGGCGCAAACGGTTCAATCTCCCGAAGTCAACAGCAAAGTCATCGTGGAAGATGAAGGGGTTGGCACCGTTACAAATACTCGGCCCGTATGCTGCGGGTGACGCTGTGGCGGTGTTGGAACTCTACAACAAGTTCGTGCCAAAGTTGTACGAACTGGGGATGGAGTGGGTTTACAACAAGGTAATCATGGCAGTGCATCCTATCCTGGTGCAGTCAGAGTTTCGCGGTGTACAGATTGATGAGCGCAAGATGCGGCACTTGGCGGAAAAGTACACCATCGAAGCGGAGAACCACAAGCGCACTTTTCTGTTCAAAGCGATGAAAGACCCTGACCCAAAGTTCAATATCAACAGCCCGATGCAGTTGGGTAAGGTGCTGTATGACGGGAAACGTGATGGCGGTCTTGGTCTGCGTGCTCCGAAGGATTCACGCTCGACGGACAAGAAGACTCTGGATGCGTTGGCTGTAAAGGCTCCTGTGCTGAAAGACCTGCTGGAGTACCGGACAAAGGTAAAGTGGGTGCAGACGTACTTGAGTAGAGTTGCGGATACGGCCGGTCGGATTCACCCGCATTACAATCTGGCAGGAACCGTTACAGGTCGCCTCGCATGTTCAAATCCTGCTGTCCAAAATATCCCTCGTGAGAGTAACATGAGGCAGATATACACAGCGGCTCCAGGGAGAACGCTGCTGGAAGCTGACTTTTCGCAGGCAGAGTTTCGGGTATGGGGTGCGCTGGCGAATGATATTAACCTGTTGGCTGATGCGCGAGCGGGAAAAGACATTCACACAGAGGTAGCGGCGGCGTTCTTTAAGATTCCGGCTGACAAAGTGAACAAGGAACAGCGGGTACAGGCCAAGACTACGGTGTTCGGAACTATGTACGGTCGTGGCGTAGCCAGTATCGCGGCACAGTACAAAACCACTGAGGAAGATGTGCAGCGGTTATTGACGTTGTTCTTTAGCCGATACCCGCAGGCCCGTGCGTGGTCGGAGCGGGTACAGTTAGATTGTGTGAAGACCGGGTACGTTGAAAACCCGTTCGGTCGGCGGAGAAGGTTGCCGGATGCACAACTGGCAGCAACATCGCATGAGGAATTCGGGTTGCGCAGTCGTGCGTTGCGTCAAGCAGTAAACTCACCGATTCAAAGCACGGTGAGTGATTATACGCTGCTGACGGTGGTGCGGTGTTACAAAGCGTTTCGGAAGGCGAAGGCGCATGACCCGGTGCTGGTGCTCGAAGTGCATGACAGTTTCGTGTGGGAGATTGACCCGGCTGATATGAAGACTGTAGCGCAGATCGTGGTAGAGCAATCGAAGCGCGGTACTAAGCGTTGCCCGAACGTGCCGTGGGGTGTTGACCTGAAGGTCGGCGCGGTTTGGGGTACGCTTGAACCGTATGAAGTTAC